ATGATGCTATACACAAAATAATGAAGTTGATTGGCATATCACCATACGAAGCAGATATGTATCGTCGTGCTTTTGCAAAAAAAAATGAAGAAAAGATGATGCAGTTTATGGCACGACTAGGTGACCATCCAGACAAGCACGACATCTATGAACAAATGCAATCGCTAAGTGGGTTTGGCTTGTGTAGAGCACACGCAGTAAACTTAGGCAGGCTTATATGGGCACTGGCATATCACAAGGTGTACAATCCAAAAGAATTCTGGCGTGCTTGTTTAAAACATTGCCAAGGATCATATGCACGTTGGGTATATCGCAATGAAGCAAAACGTGCTGGTTGGGATCTACGTGACTTAGGCTTTGACAACTGGATAACAGAAGATCCAGTTGAAAGTTTTAAACAACACGGTGCTTGGAACAGTCCTGGCTTTTTGCCAAACATGGGATTGCAAAATTTATTCTTAGACAAGTTTCAGTTTGCGGGCATAGTTGCAAATAGCAGAGTGTTTAAAAGCGATAGTAAAAATTATATACATTTTATTACACTAGGGGTAGGTGAAGGTCGCTATGTTGATCTTGTTGTTGATCGCCCTGTGAAATATACTCGTGATAGTGTGGTAGTCGGCGAAGGACAAATGTGGACCAAAGACAACAGTAACTATTTAAAAGTAAAACGAAAAAACGTTAAAGCAATGCCTATTGATCAGTATGCCTAACCTTTTTGTTTGATACCTGCTAACATCTGTTTAAGTTTTGTGCTTTGTACATCAGCAACAATCTTACCTGGCTCGTCTGCAACAGTTGCATCGTTTGCAGTGTCTGTTGTAAGTGTCTTGGCTTTTATTTGATCATAGATACTGGAACTTTGTTTCTTAAACTGTTGATACTCTTCATCATCTCCTAAGTCACGTATACGCAAACTTTCTATGTCAAACTCCAAATCTACTTTTTGCCCAACACCTGAACTACTTCTAGTCTTCATAGCCTGTATTTGATACCTGCCACGTTCTCTCATTGCACGACTTGTAAAAATACCAAACACATTGTCAGCAGTATTGATCTTTGAAATACCACCTGATATATGCGAATGATCAAACTCTATTTCTTCAACTGCACTTCTATTCAACTGTGAAGCAGTTACAAACAATATGTTAAGTTCTCTTGCTAGATTACGCAGTTCTTCTGACACATACTTGTCCTTAACAAACAGATCATTTGGCGATACTTTTGCACTTACTGGCATAAGCAAATCCAGATAGTCAATACACATAAAATCAATTGCTTTGCCTTGCTTTATGCTAAGTTCTTTTACAAATGCTCTGATGTCATTTACGTTGCTCTGTGCAGGCATATACTTTATTTGCAATCCACCTGCTTTCTTTCCCATCATCTTAACTTTCATTTCAACAGTTTCAATGTCCTTAAACAACTGTTTACTAGGAGTGTTTGTCAACATACTATCAACACGCATAGCAGTTAAGCCTTCACTCAATTCTAATGTAATATATACTCCACTGAGTCCTGCTTCCATCCAGTTCACTGCTAGGTTTTGCATAAACAAACTCTTACCAGATCCTGAACCACCTGCAAATATCTGTAGTTCGCCTCTGTTGAATCCGCCATATAGCAGTTTGTCTAGGTTTGCCCAACCTGTTGAATTTTGTCCATTGTTGTCTTTTAGTGCCGCAAGCCTTGCACGAGGATCCTCAAAATAGTCTGTACCCAGATCTTTTGTTAAACTTATCTGTACTGCATCCTTGATTAGTTTTTCAACTGGTGAATACTCACCTTTCTCAAGTAAGTCTGCACTTTTAAGTATAGCACGTTCTAGTTCAGTACGTCTAGTAAATGCCTCAAACGTTTCTAAAAACCAATCAGTGTGTCCACTGTTGAGATCTGGAATTGGCAACAGTTCAATGTTTGTAACTGCTTTAATCTGTGCTCTGTCAGGAAGTGTTTTATGTTCATTTGCATGATCATAGATAAACTTTGCAGTTTCTCGCAAGTCTCTGTCAAAGTTTTCTTCATTAAAAATATTTTGCACTCTTAAGAAACTTTGTGCATCATGCATCATCATTTCTAAGAATAATTTTTGTACATCATATGTATATTCTATCATACTTTTAACTTGTCCTTTATTGATGTCTCGTAATACAACTTGTTTCCTTCTGCTCCATGATGCCCTCTCCAACCATATAGATCATAATCTGCTGGTTTATGTATATCATAATTTACACTATAATAGGTATTATCAAAAAGTAAACATCTATCATGATCTATAGCATGTTTAAGAACAAATTCACTAGGGCCCCACAAGTTATTCTTGTCAAAAGGTTTGCTGGCATTGCATATTAAATAGTTTGCACCTACACCATCTAACCATTTTGTTAACAAGTATATTTCTCTTAGTATTTGTGTTTCAGTCCAACTACGATCAGCATGTGTGATTAGAAATTTATCTTGACTGTAGAACTGTTTAGATATTAGCCCTCTATGTGCTTCGATGGTTGTATCTATTTCATTCCAATCTTGGTCAAATATAGTACTTTTATATTCAGTGTCTCTGTGGTTGTCAAATACAGTAATTCTTTCAAGTGGCGGTAATCCTATTATAAAAAAATCTTTTTTCCAGCTGTACTCGTATTGGTTTTGCATGCCAATAAGAAGTTGACATACACTATCAAAACTATTCATAGGTCTACTTACATTTATAATTTGTTCTACACCTAGTTGTGTTCCTGCTAGACCCCAAAAACTATCTTGCGGATCAACACACACGTAAGGAGTGGTATAACTATCACCAAATACATAAAGTTTATTCATTTAGTTTCCTTTGTAGGCGTTTACGTGCCATTTCAATCTTAATCTTACTGCGTTCTGCACTCTGATGTATCTGTTGTAGTGTTTGTGCAACGCCAAAACGTACCACTGCGTCATTAACATCTTTAACATCTTCAGGCCACTCAGGTATACTAACTTCAAACTTATGTTCTACTGCGGCATCAATTATACTTAATCCTGCACGATCCTGATCAGGTACTACTATAATTCTACGTTGCAACTGCTTGAGCAACTGTGCTTGGTCCTTGCTTATTGTTTCATGCATACATGCTAATCCTGATATACTTAGTGCATCAAATATACCCTCAACAACTATTGCACTGGTCCAGTCTGACTTTTGTAAATCATATCCAAATACATATCCTGGTTGTTGACTGTTTATAAACTTTGGTGTGCGATTGTCCAAGTATCGACTTGTATGTCCAACTATTATGTTATTGTATGTGTATGGTATTACTATTCTGTCTCGTGGACCTCGTTTTTTATCTACTAAAAATGGATACTCAAAAACTATTCCACGGCGTTTTATATAATCCACATAGTGAAAATGATCTTGGTTATTTGGATCAATAAGTTCAACACCAGTGGGTATTTCGATTTCTTCAAATTCAATTTTACGTTGTCTTATTTTGTTTCTTTCAGCGGTAAGATCTAATAAACTTTTACGTTTCAAACTTTCTAAGTTGAGCCTTTCAATATCAGTCGAGTCAACACCTAACCATTCTAATAGTTTACGTGCTTTGTAACCAACACTGCGACCAGCAACAAAACTTGCAGTGAAACCACAGTTGAAACAATGATAACTCCAGTCGTAATCTTGTTGTTTGATTCCTCCACGCAGACGCTTGTCTTGTGATTCGCCTTGATGCACACAACACGGAGCATTAAAACTTACCCAACCAGAGCTAGTTTGTTTTCGCTTCTGCGGAATGTAACTCAATAGATCAATCATTATGTAATAATAACATAACCTAGTGTTTTATGCAAGTGTTTTTGGTTACCGATAGGTAATTTGGGTAATTGTGCCGTTGTTGACTTCAACAGTAGGCGTGGCTTCGTAGCCTTGTCCGCCATTAGTAACAGAAATTTGTGTAACTACATTTCCGCTTATGGTTGCAGTTGCAGTGGCTCCTGTGCCTAATCCAGTGATTTCAACGTTTGGTGTTCCTGGACCATAGTACTCACTACCACCAGTTGCACTTATTTCGGTAACTGCTCCGTTTTGCACAGTGGCACTTCCAGTTGCGGCCAAACCATATTGATTGATTTCGAAACGCACCCAGTTGTGTCTTCCTTCAACGTTTACAAATGCTCTCTTGATTTGATTAGTATATACTGTTTGACTACCAATGTCATACCACTCTGGACCAATTTGGGTATCACTTCCTTGTGCTTTTACATTGCCCGAAAAGTTGTCAAAGTCAAACTGGAATGTTGTAAGTGTATTGTTTGCAGTATATGCCATACTGGTATATCTTCTATCTCCAGATTCAGTTTTTATTCCATAATCATCTGGCTTGGGTATTTCCAGTAACTTGCTTTCAACAAAATTAGGATATACACTATCTACAATTTCAACTTGTCCACGTCCCGAACTGTATGCATCTGTAAACACTGCTTCATAGAGATTGCCACTAGCACGTTCTAAACTCCAGGTTGCAGTCTGTTCTTCAATGAGGTCAAGTTCTTCACTGGTAAGTGTAACTTTTGCTCTACCGTATGCCGCACTTAAGGTTTCTAAATCTTTGGCTATTAATTGTTCATCACCATCAGTTGACATCATTCTATATGTTATTGTACTACCAGAAATGTTCACCGGCTTTTGGTCTTGGTTTACAAATTCAAATAATATCACATTGTCAACGCCTCGATTTACTTTCAATTTTTTTGCATACACTGGTTGCCATCTCCTTTGAAAGTACGCACCACTCGTATCAGGTAATAACACCTGCTGCTTCTGCTGATATAAATATACGGGTGTAGAATACATTAATTAACTCCAATTATAAGGTATTTATGGGCGTAGAGCTATTCGAAAAGATTGCAGAACGATATCCATTTATCACTTTCTGTACATACGCAGGAAATGAATACGTTGGTGTAATACAAAACCGTGACGATCAAATTACCACTATCTACGATTTTGGAGGTATTGTAGAAGATCATATTAAACGTGATTTTTTAGAACTGGCCAACCAATGGTGGTGGGAATCTAACCGCAGTATTCCAATCAACATATTTCTTAAACAAGATTGGGAAAAATTTCGACCTTATTTAAAAACTTTTATAAACAAAGATCTACAAATTTTGCTTGGGCCAAGCACAAGTCTAGCAGAACTTAGTCGTAAAAAAATAAAAAGAAGAAGTATTACACTGGTTCGCAGAGTAGATTAATGTGCAGTGCAACAAGACGTGCATAACTTACTGCATGTGATTTCTTAAACACAAAACCAGCACTATCATCACCGTCCCAAACAGTTTCAAATACTTCTTTCCATGGCTTGTGTTGTAGGTGTGCTTTTCCTGGACGTATAATGCTTATAAACGCTGCCATACGAGCTATTGAGTTAGGCTGCATTGCTACTTGCAAATCGTGGTAGTTGCCTATATGCACTACACGTTCACAGAAACTTTTATCTTGTAATCTATGCCATTCCGGCTCTTTAGCCAACATAGCATCATAGTGTGCTTGATCATGTATCAATGTATACACACTTTGATTCAGTAAGTCTAGTTTAAAATATCCACGTTGCTCAGCATATTCATAGTCTATGCTTGCACAACCATTTGGTGCATCAACAGGTATTGGCGTTACATAAACACCACTGTTGTGTTTACGACCTTCAGCATTTTGCCTTGCAGGAGTACACTGGATTAGATCCATTATCTGTTGTCTGTCAGCAAAGTCTATGTCTACATCTGCACTCATAGTTTAATCCTTTCTGGAAAGTAATCCTGCATAGTACCTTCTCTATGTAGATCAGTGGTCACACAGTGGATTCCGCCGTCCCAAAAATATCTATGTCTAAAATTTACAATATGAGGCGTAATACCATAACGGTCAAATGTTGCAAATAATTCTTTATTGTAATTAAACACCATAACATTTTTTGGATCCAGGATTAACATGTTTACATCAAAAACTGTTTCTTCTACATATCCTACCCAGGTACTAAGGTGTTGCTCCACAAAGTCTGTCACATCGTTGTTATATTCAAATCCTGGAATCCACCATTTTCCTTTATTTTTTGCTTTAAGTTTTGTAAATGCTTCTACTTTATGCCAGCTCTGATCAGGCAAGTATAACACTTCCCAACCTGGAAAAGTTTTATTATAATCACAAATATCTTCTAGTGTTACAATTAAGCCTGGACACACAGGACAAAAACTACCATCAGAATGTCCTTGTGTATCAATAATATGATTGCGTGTATCAGGAAACTTTGAGTCTAATAGAGTCTGATACAATTTGATATCGTCAGTTTGTGTTTCGGTTCCAAAATACAAATCTTTACCACACCTTGTGGTAAAGGCTCCGTTGGTAAAATGCAACAACGGATCATGTATTTTGTTACCATTTGCCAAAATTTTATCAAATATTTTATCATAGGAACTGTAAACATCAATGTATTCCTGAAGTTGATGATCTCTATAGCATTCATCTATAATCCACTGTGGTAAATTAAAAAAATCATCAAAATTTTCTATTTCTGGCCATTGTTCTGCTTTTACGTCTTGGTAGAACAGTTTGATGTCCAGTTGGTATCCTTTGTAAAAGGTATCGCCTATCATCACCATATAGTCTCTAGGTGTCATTGGTGGTGGAAAGTGTCGCCCTGAATGAAATGTAGACTTTGGTAGCTCTGGCCGGTGTATTTCAACATTAAATTTTTCCAACACTGCAATAATTTTTTGGTAATCTTCTTCAGTTTCAATTGCAATTTTTTCAAACAGTGATCTCACTGCAGGCTTTTGTATCCACGAATAAAATTCTGGAGGATAACTTCTACCTACTACACAGACCTTTAGTGGATCCCAATGTTGATATACATTCCATTTATTCTGCATCAAATATCTCTCTGGTACTTCTAAACCACTGTAGATTGTTTGATAATTCTATATTATAGCATAATTCTATATGAGCTGTCAAGTAACTTTCTTTCAACAAATCTAATGCAGGAAAGTCAAATTGTTCTCCGTTCTTGATACGTTCAAGAATCTCATCACAATATATCTTACTGTGTTTATATGGTTGTCGTGACAAAAATTCTTTATGTAGGTCTGTGAGTTCATCAGTTGGTTCAAATTCATACCCTAACCAGGATGCGAGCTTTTCAATTTCTGTGGTAAACTGATCAGTATTATAAAAACAACTGTAAGGGAAAATGCGAACATCATTGCTAGAATCATATATCATTTTCTTTTGTTCCGTAATAAATCCTGCTTGTTCTGGATTCTTAAACCCAAGTTTAAAAAATTCTCTAAGTACGTGTCTTGGGCAGTCTGGACTTGCACTATCTAGTTCATACAAAGTTAAATTATGCATGTTAACGCATTCTTCTTGTATCCAGTCTGGTAAGGTCTTAAATTCTGCGAGTGTTGAGATATCGGGCCACGATTGATTTTTTACTGCATTATAACTGCTTGTCAACTGATCCTTAAAAAAGCCGTCGATGAGGTTATCTAGTACCCATTTGTAGTGTACATTATTCCATTTGCCATATGTGTTTATTTCAAGTTGATCAGGATCAATATTATAATCACCAGCACGTAATAAACTTATTGACTGTAGTGGCAATAAATCATCGTTGGTTATAGTGACAGCAATTACTTTACTATTATTAGGAATAGGTGTATCATATGTATTTCCTGGAGGTTCGAAACTATAATGAGCTGACCTAAACACACATGGTTCTACATATTTTTTTGAATGTGATGCACCTAATGGATTAAAAGGTGTTGAACCTTCAGTTTTTATCCTAGCCAGAAACTTATTACATACAAACTCAAGATAATTACCGTGTGCACCACCATGAAAGTCAATGAATATCATGATGCTAGTTTTTGGCCAATACTAGCAAATTCAGCAATCGCAAATACCAGTGCGGCCATAACTAAATCGCCGGTAAACAATGCATAGCATCCACCAATGCGTATTGTACTTTTTAGTAAGAACATATAGAATTGTGGATCTTTAGATTTTTTTACTTTTTCCATTTGTTGAATTTTTGGTCTAGTTAATCCCATTTTGTTCTCCTTTGCAGGTAATGTAAAACTTATTTTTTCTGTATAAAAAGGCACGTTACCATCCTGCCTGTCTAAGTATTTCTTTGCAATATGCCTGATCTGCTGGATAATCACGAAACTTCTTTTGCCAAAAATCTGGATCAATCCAAGGCCATACAATTTTTGTTTGATCAGGATTCATATCTGCAAGGTATGCTTGTCCTGATTCACAGTTAAACACCAACCAAGGTGATATGCGTCCTGTACTTATTGCAAATGCAACTGAATTGTCATTTCCATAACGCAAAAAGTCATGTGCTGGATGTCCAGTACGTTCACTCCACTTTATACTATATTCAATGCCACGTTCAAGTGCATCTGTTAGAGCTTCACGTTTTATATATTCATGCAGATATTCGTCATATACTACTTCTTTGCACCAATGATCAAGTTTTTTGTTTTGTTTAATTACCCATTCAACAAACTTTGGTACATTGATAGCATTTATACCAACACAATGTCTACCAAACTTTACGAATGCCTTATAATAAGGTGATGTAGCAAAGTCACTATAGGTTTTAAGTTTTGCACTACCTTGTGTCATAGTGTAAAACTTCAAGTAAGTTTGCAAACCAATTTGTACACCAACTTCTTTTTCTTCTTGAAATCTGCGTTTCTGTTCGCAGAGATGTACTGCTAGTGTGCTTTCTTTTCTAAATTCACGTTCACAGTACTTACATCGATAGGTTTCACTTTTTGTCTGCGACTCCACTGTCACGCATGTATTCCTTTAGTTCTTTGTTTGTTATAAGTTTGCTGAGCATCTCTATTTCATCTGCTTTCATTGCAGGAAACAGTTCCATCAGTATTTTCTTTCCTTCGTTGTTGCCTTTTTCTTTTTTCTTTGGTGGTATCCACGTATGTCTATGGTTGCCCATATCTGGCGAAATAGCAGTAGCACAAAGCCATTGTAGCTTAGGATGTCGATTAATGTCAAAGAAATGTTTGTTCAATCGTTGATTACAGGCTATCAAATAGTATTCTTGAAGTTCACTAGGACCTTGCACACTTGATCCCCAACGTATCATGAGAAAGTTGGAAAACTTTTTGCGTTCTTCATCTGTCAGACTATCGTAAAAGTTGCGATCCTTGCTATCCAAGCACCGCATTTCATTTGCTATACTTAATTTTTCCATATTTTAGACTCACATTCGTTTGCAAACAAGTTGTGTATAGCGTCGTCTCCTACATGAAAGTCAGGTGCGTTTGGACCATCATTATGATACCACAAATTTACCGACAGTTCGTTTTGTTGGTATCTATAGAAGTTATCCGCCAAAAATTGTTTTTTGAGAAAGTTCTGTATGTCATCTATAAATTGTAAACCGCCGATGCTATAGCAAAAATCAATGTTGCGAGTGTTTAGTGTGTCTAAACAAAAACTTGCATGCAGATAATTTCTAAACATTTCTGTATTGTCACCTACAGTATCTAAAAAATTTGTTACTGGTCGCATAATCTGTTCACCAACATTAGCATTTTTATATCTAGATTTAAGGTACTCAAGTATACACTCAGGTTTGTTTATATCAAAAGGAACCCGAGTCGAATCTACTTCAATTTCAAAACGAAAAGAGCATGTAAAAGATATTATAACAAAGTCTGGCTTAAACTGCAACCCGTGTAGCAGTTGCATTGCAATCATTGAATTACTACTACCGCCAATAGCCAAGTTGATTATTTCAATATCAGCATGGTTATTTATAAGTTTTTCAGACCAATGCAAGTTAGGAAAAATTGGATCGGTTACGCAGAAACTATCTCCACAAATTAGTACTTTCTTCATTTTGAGATTTTCAACCATTGTATTTTGTCCACATTCTATGTAATATATAAAACCATACACCATTTATGCAAGGTTCAACTAGTGCTACCAGCCCGGCCTCCCATAAACTTGAACCAGTCATCCAGTAAACAACATTCATTGCTATTATAACATGACCAACAGTATAAATCAATGCCAATGCAATACTATCATCTACTTTCTCTTTTACAACAGTAAATATACCTTTAGTAAATTCCATACGATCACCATGCTTTGTTATAGTCTACAATTTCGCAGTTACGACTGATATCTTTTACAAAATAAACACAACGTGGATTGTCTTTGCTTTCAACTGGTACTGCTAACATTTGTCCGTTTTTTAGTTTTGGTACATACCATGTTACATCTTGATATACATCCACTATTTCTATATCCATGTAGGTTGGTGTAAAACTTGTATGTGGGTTGAATTGGAAAGTTTTAAAACCTCTATCATTGATACTAGTTAACGGTAGCATCTCAAGGTCACCAACTTCTGGTTCGCCAATCAATACCTGCCAATCAATTGGCATTTTCATTTGAGTATCACCAATACGCAGTACCAATGCAGGAGAGTTAAATGTTTCTAAAAATATTAATGGAATATAGATGTGGTCTGGATTGGTTGGATCACTATTGTCAAAGATAGAAAAACGTAGATCATCTATTTCTTCTGGCAACACATCTAATTCATAGACAGTATTTTCTAGTGTTAGTATTCTCATAATTTCTCCAGTGTGTTATGCATTCCAGTCTAGTTTCTCTACACTAAAAGGATAGTTTGCTTCTCTATAGAACGCTTTACGTTTAGTTAAGTGTCTTTTTGCAAATCTACAGGTTGAGGTTATGTCCCAGATTTGGACGTGGTCTTTGTCTTCCGCTTTACGAATACCCCTGCCAATACTTTGTATAACCCGTACAAAACTTTTACCAGGCTCAAGAAGGACAAGATTGAAGATACGTGGCAGATTAATGCCCACGGCCGCGACACCATATGTAGCAATAATGATTTTACCTGTCGCAGTAGCCACTTCATCATATTCATCCTGTCTTGCTTTTGCTTTGGTTGCTCCACTTACAAACACAGCTTCATCTCCCATACGATTGAGCAGTTCTGTGCCAGCACTTATTCTATCAACTAACACCAATGTGTTACCCGTTTTATTTACTTCAATAACCAAGCCTGCAATGGTATCAAGTCTGCCTTTTTCTTCAAAAAGGTATTTTAATTCGCTTTGATAGTTTGTAAATTCTGCATGGTCAATTAACTGTACCACGTTTACATGACAGTTTGCAAGCACACCTTTTTCCTGTAGTTCACTAGCACTAAGTTGATTTATCACAGGACCCAAACTACAATGCAGTGCTTGAAACTCAAATGGTTCTTTGGGTATTGTCCCAGTAAGTCCCCAACGCAATGGTATCT